TTAGGGTTTGTGTATCATCCATATTCTCAGCAATACCTACACCAAAGAAGCTGTAAGGGTTGTGCTCAAAGGGTACAGCATAGTATGGAATACGTGCAGGTTTGAATGGGTTAAGTACAAATCTTATAACTTCACCGTTACATACCCAGATGTTACAGTTTACTTCATCTACTTTCTTAAGCTCTCTAGGTATGACGATACCCTGTTGCTCAAGAAGCTCCATGTCAACAAAGCCCCAAAACTCCAAGACTTCATAGCGCTCAGTGTCTTCCGCACCCGTAGCACCATCTTCCATCTCCATCTCCCAGTACTTTCGCTCATAGCTAGCACCTTTTGATATAGCAGTTTTGATTGTGTCATCCATGAAGAAAGGACGGTTACGCAATGCACGTACCTGCGACTTAGACATCTTATGACGCTCAACAACATACTCTGCGTCTTCCATGTTAGCCGCTTGAGGGTCTGGATAGAAGTTCCAAGCTGAGACATAGTTTGTACTTGGTACTGTTTTAATAAGTGGATCATAGTTGCCTTCCTCATCCCAGTTAGGATATTCTTTATCTACTGAGAACGGGCCTTTCATAACCCCTGTACCTAATAGGCACATCTCAAACATGGAACTACGCAAGTGCTTTGATGCACCTGACTCAAGTAGTTGATCATGAATCTTTTTTTCCATCTTCTTAGCTGCAACCATTGCAGGATGGAATGTTACTGTAGTCTGCGTAGTACCTACACCTTCAATAAGTTTCTCACCCATAGGTAATAGCTTATCTTTAAGTCCACCTAAGCGCTGGGCTAAGGTACGCATAGTATCACCAGGTTTTAGTTTAGTGTCAGGCCCCATAACAAAAGGACTACTAGGATTATCAGTGAATGCTGCTTTGAGAGGGCTAATACCAGCTTCAGCACTAGGGTCAAGGTTAATGTGTACCGCTTCAGATACACCATCAGGTAATACAGATGGATCAATAGTAAGGGGGAACTTGTTGTTACCGAATAGTACATCAGTTACCTGACCATATGCAGCCAGTGTTTTAGTCTTAGTTACCTTAACGAAGATGCGTGACTTCTCTGATGAGGTAAACTGTACATCAGAACTGTATAGCCCACGGTAGTTACGATATGCACGTAGCCAGCGTTGTTCATCAACATAACGTGATGTTTCAGAACGGTCAAACCTTTCTTGGACATAAGCAACAACACTATTAGATTCACCTAATAGCTTATCTTCTGTTGACTCTGCTGAAACAACTTCATCTGTCTCAAAGTTAACTTCGTTATTCTCTGCCATGTGTTAGTATCCAAATGAAGGGTCTGCGGCTTGGAAGCCTGATCTTTGTGTAGCTGGGTTGAAGTCCCATAGTGAGCTACGTGGCCTTGTCATAATACCATACCGTAGAGCATCATACAAGTGGTCTTCTGCTGTAGTATCAACATCTTCAGGGTTACGCTTATCTAATGGTATACCTGGAATCTGTGCAATGGCGTTAGTGCAGCTAGCCATGAATACAAGTCTAGGCTTAGTGGTAAACTCATCTACCTGTAAGCGTCTATGTATTTCATTCTTACCAGCTACACGTGAGCCTTTACTTCTATCTGATGGTCGCCATCTGCAACCCTTGTGGTTCATCTGTTCAGCCAAGCTAGGCCCAGTATCGCCCCTGTTATGCCATAGAGAACTATCAAGCACACCATAACGAATGGTTCCATCATCGGCTTCAGCCTGTAGTATAAGATCTGCGAGATCACTAGCTGTAACTTTTGTAACATACATCTCCCGATACACAATAAGCTGTTCATCAGGAGCTACTGCGATCCATAGAACACCTGTCCAACTACCATACCCATAGTCGCAAGCTCTGAACTTTGTCCACCCACTAGGTATTTTAAATGGCTCAACCACATGGATCTGGCGGTTAAACTCAGGGAAAGCTGCACCCTCATTAACATCCCAGTTACCTTCAAGTAATTGCTTACGTTGGTGTTCAGGGAGGGAGAGGAGCATAGCTTCATAGTCGCCACCTTCAGCTAGATAAGGGTTGTCGAATAAGCTTGCAGGTATAAACCTACGTTTAAACAGTGGTTCACCTTCACGGCTATGCCCTTTAGGGAACGTAATAGTATTGCCTGTCTCAATATCAGTAGCCCAGAAAGCCTTACCGTACTGTTCAGGATCAATGAACATCTTCTTAACCCATGAGTGCCCAGAGCCACCAGGGTTTGTAGTAGCCCTCATATACAGACCTAAGTCCTTACTAGCACTACGTAATCGGCTCCTCATGTAGTTCCAAGCGAATGGTGTTGACCACTGTGTTAACTCATCAAAGCCAATCCAATTAAAGGCCTGACCTTGATACCGCATAACGTCCATATCCTTATCCAGATAGGACATCCACAATCTACCACCTCTGGGGCTAGTCCATTGTGACTTACGTTCTGACCACTTGATCCCTGGCACTGCCTTAGGGTAAAGCTCTTGGCTCTTTTGGATTAACTCCCGAAGCTCCTCTGTGGTGTGCCTTACTAGCAGTCCACTGAAGTCTGGGTCGTTTAGTCCATGAAGCGGGTCAGCAAGCATAGCATACGACTTACCGCCACCAGCGGCACCACCATACAGAACCTCACGTTCAGATGATGATAGGAACAAAGTCTGTGGCCCAGGGTTAGGCTTAAAGACTATGTGTTGTGCTTCATCTATGTCATACTCAGGTGCTTTAGCCTGTGCATATAGAATAGGATTAGCTATTGTCTTTGATTGAGTAGGCTCCGATGTGACCTTTTTCGAGCTTCTCGATTTCTTGTAGCGTCTCTTGGAGGAGCTTGGCAAGTCTGCGTTTAATGACAGATGATCTTTTACGTTTATTGTCAATGTCAACTCTCTTCTTCAAGCCCATAGCTGATATGTATCTACCAGTTTGTTTCTCTAACCAGCGTGATACATCCATTAAACTATACTGCTTTAAGTGCCGCTTAGCAAGATCTAATGCCTCTAGTTCTAACGGTATTGGCTCAAGTAGTGAAGGGTTTTCTTCGTGTAACTTGTAACCAAACGGTATGGTGTTATGACTCATACGGACAATAACATGCCATTCTTTTTCTTCACCCTTGTGGGGCTTAGGTAATTCCCAGTATCCTACATCTTCACGTGGAAACATAGGTTACTCATTGGTGCCTTCTTTAGCGGGGAGATAAAAGATACCCCCACCACCAGAAGTTACATCTACTTTCTCAACCTTGCCTAGTCCAGCACGGTCAAGTAAATCTTTAGCTGCAGCCATCTTATCACGGATTCCTAGCTCAGTAGGATCTAGTAATGCATGACCCATAGAAACAGCAGCACGGGGAGCGATACGTGCAAAATAAGATCTAGTAGCATCTAATACTTCTTCTTTAAGGGAGTTAATAACTGAAGTACTAGATGTAGTTTCACTGTAACCAGCTAGCCGCTTAGCTGTGACTACATCACCATTGGCCTC